ACGGCTTTGATGTAACGCGCCAGGGTTGTAAAGGAGCAGCAGTGTCAGACGATCCTGTCAACGAAAAATCAAGCATGGATGAAATCTCCGTTCTGTTTTCTCGAAGCGTTCCCAATACACCCCTGGAAGGACCGCCGAACTCTCTTATCCTAATCGTTGTATCTGGATTTATGCCTATACATCGAAACATTGATTTAACGGAGTGGAGGGTGCCCTTCGATTGAATCATCTGTGGTAGATTCGATAAAATTCTTCTCCAGATTTCATTCTGGATAAACGATAATGGACTTTCTCCCGTGCTAATAAAATTGTCTAGATTTTCTCCGTCTACCCACTGTGCGACGGTCGCTGGTTGAAATGCATTAGACATTTCAAATCCGTGAGTATTTATTATGCGCGCTAATAACTGACTAGGTGTTGTCTCTAAATCCGTATAGTTCGTAAATAGAACATTCGAAAATTGATCGATGCTTATTTTTAACTCATCAAAAAACTTCGCCCAAACATATAAAAGGGAAACAATCATCTGTTGAGATCCCATTCTTAAATCGCGAGGTGTATGACCAGAAATATAGTCTCCCATGGTTCCATCCTGCGATCCAAGACTTTCGTACAGGTATCCCTCGTTAAGATAATGTTGCGGGATTAATTTCGTAATTAGATTTGGATTGTGCGTATCATACCTCGATGCAGACAAAAGCAACGTTGAATTTAGGTTTGTTACGCTATTAAAATCTGGAAACAATATAGGATTTATATTAATATCTTCGCTCGTTAGTGGTACTGGACCGTACGGTGTTGAGCTACCAGTCAACCTTAAATCTGTAGAATAATTTTCTATTGTAGAGTGTAATGCGTTACCTGAGGAGTCTAAAGCTAGGGAATTTAGATTATAGTTTCCTTTTGGTTCGTTAAACTTAAAATATAACTTTAAATCATTTCCAGCAAACACTGATTTTTTTCTTGTGTCCACTTGATCATCAAGAGTTTTAAATTTATGATAGTACCTAAATTCATCGATTGCGCCAGAGAGCGTTTGCTTTGGGGTAAACTTAAATTGTTCAGTACCTGCCTGGTTTTGTGCTGGAAATGCATGACTTGATCCCGATCCGATTAAAAAAGCAGACGGAAAAACGTTCATACCATTAAGCATGATCATTTTCTGTTTTGATGTTGCTTCTAAAACACCGTTTATGTGAACCCTTAAAAGGTTCGAGGATCTTTGGTCATACGATGCAACCACATGATTAAACTGACCCTTTGATATTTCTGCGGAGGCGGTTGCGTACATCGAACCAGACGTTACACCGAAGAATACATTAGCCTTTGAGGTGTTGGTCGAATGTGATAGGGCTAATGTGAATCCGATAGGGAAAATTCCTGATCCACTGATCGATTGGGCAATTATTTGATTTCCGTTTATAGCTTCTGGTACAAATAAATGCATATCTACCGTAAACGGTTTCTTTGCTGGACTTAAAACGCTATGTCCCGTTGTATTAGGACTAATCGTACTATATTTTGCTCCTTGAGAATCTATTACTTCGATATACGTTCCAAGGTGACTTTGTTCATCGATCGCAGAACCTGAAAGCACTAAGTACCCTATGTTTTTTGGGAAAGATTGGTAGACATGATTCTCGAACCCTGTTAAACTATCAAAAAACTCCTCTGTTTTCTTTCTTGATCCATCAAATGGAAACTTGTTTATTACCTTTTCAAAAGCAACATTAACATTTACTTCTGCTGAATTGAAAAATGTATGATTTTCAAACCGATTAAAGTCTATCCTGAACTGCTGAGTATTTTTAACGCCAACAGAATACGTGTCATATCGAAATGACGATGTACTAAAAATATTTGAATCTGATCGTATATCATTGAGCGAAGAATTATTTACGCTAGTCTTAGTATCGATTAACGAAATAACATGTTCTGGAACGAACAATCCCTGCGATGGAATTCCCGCGTTGTTTAAATACAGTCCTAGCTTTGAAATTTGTTTGCTCATAAACTAAATCACATGCCTATGAAGTTGCTGGATCAACCCTAAAATTAGTTATATTTTCGAATACCTGTGTCATACCTGAATCGATTAACTTTAAGTCTACTTGATACACACGACCCACGTCGAGCGAATCCATGTAGATGTCAAAATAATTACCGTAAGAATCCGTTGATAGCAACGTTGCATTATATGTTTCATCAAACGGTATAATAATATCCCCAGAGTACATATCGACTATTCGATAGTGCACCTTATTTAATATCTTACTTGCTACCTCTCTTGGTAGCTTTCTATGCTTGATTATCTCTGATTGGTCTCTAATAAATAAACGTAATCTCACCTTCTCGTCTGATAGATAAAATGATTTTGCGTTGGTAATTATTGGCTGATACACGCTCAAACTTTGACCAAACGCTGTTCGAGTAGGCGATTTAACCATTAACGACGAGGTGAGATATCCGACTGCCGCCTGTTGAAGGCCATCGCTAATAGATCCCCAGTAAACATTAAACGATGCAGATCCTGCATTTATAATGTGAGATCGTAATGTTGAATCCTCAAACGATGAAATCGCAAAGGACGCACTATACACCCCTGTGATAAAATTAGACCCCACACTGTATTGAGAGCCGGTAATAAGTTTAGAAAAAGATCCAGATACCAATCGAGCAGTTATGCAATCTGACCCTTTTATCTCGGTTGCAGATGTACCAGATAAAATATAAGATAATTGACCCCTGCTATAGTTGTTAAAGAATATAGTACCGCTAACATCAAACTCAAAATTTTTCGTATTATCCTGCAGCGTATCGTTGATACGAACTTCTAACCTTGGGCGGATGCGTGTATTTACGCTATGCCTTGATGCGAATCTCTTTACAAATCTTGACTTGTTGTCAGTCTCTTCTGACTCTCCCGGCCAGCGAGAACCTGAAAAGGATAACCTAAATCCGTGATCTGGAATTAATCCCACCAGCGTAGCTGATAGGATTTGTGTTACATCCATCGATAGGTCTTCGTCACCTTTGTTAAAGGTCTGTTGTTTCCAAAGCTGTATTATTTTTGCGGGATCATCGGTATATAAATTTCCGCTGGAAATAATGTCTATATCTCTAGACCCAAGAAGGCCCGAAGCATTGGCTCCAGACATGTACCATAATGATGCGCTACTATTAAGTACAGAAGCGGTTAAAAAGTTACATGAATCAACATCGGCATAGTGAAAAATATCCCTGCCTATTCCTTCGTCAAATGCTTGAGACAACGGGTGCAAGACAACTTTAAAATTAGAAGGTGTTGGTTGTCCACCATACACATCAAACAACTTTAGAGTGCAATTAAATGTTGGTGAACCTATGTTCAATGTCGAACCTGTAAGCTTGTGTAGCGGATCTAGATCAAACTTAATTAGCAACCTGGAAAGCTCTATCGGACGGGATCCACTTTGTGTTCCGTAATGTAAAGAATCTACTGATGTTCCGCTCGCTATTGAGGATTCATCATACAGCTTAAATAAATCTAGCGTTCCAGCTTGGCCAACATTGGCATCTATTGCTCTAAACTTATTATTGATTATTCTGTTTGTGATGTAAGTATCCTTCGTTGGTTTTAATATTCTAAACATTAGATTACTCCACGGCACCAATAATATCAAATTCTGGATATCTTAACTCAAAAATGCTTCCGATAGTAGGGATTACCATACCTTTTCGGGTATTTAAATCAATATCAAACATTTCCGTGCTATACGATCTTTCCTGTATGGTAGAAGCAAGATTAACAAATTTTAAACGAGAAATTGTTACAACACCATCAACAGAAAAAATTACGTTCTGTATTAAACCTACTATGATCGGCTGACCTATATGAATATTATCCTGATTAAGAAACTCAGTTATTTTTTTTACGACGTTTGATAATACGATGTGTTTATTTGAAATACTGTCAACAACAATTCTAAACCTTACTCCCACATTAATAATTTTAGCGTCCAATATATCATAAGCATCAGATATTAACCTGTACTCGTTTAAATACAATTTGAGATTTTTCTTAAGAGTGTCAGGAGATGTAATTAATTTCTTTTCCGAATTGCGAGAAATAATATAAATTCTATTTGTTAAAACGGATCCTGGATCTGGATACACGGCGGCTCTGAATACACGGCCAAGTGTTGCTGGAAGGGTATAAATCCTTGCAAGTAAATCCTGCTGGGTTACTATTCTTGCCTGTTGATTTTTTGCGCTGGGTATTATTGCTTTTATTTCTTCAAGAGTGAGGGCATTTTCTCCACCTGCGGCTGGAGCGTCGTTTCTAACATCAAGACTGGCCCGTATAGTTACTTGCTTATCCATCGGTACAGCTTCACTAATTTTTATATTTAATATGGATATAGAGTTAATAGAATTAACACCAACGTTGTGTAAAATTCCGCCGCCATAACGATACCGTACCGCGATATCTGTATCACGTGGTGATATTCCCAATGTTTGAGTCTTTAAAAGATTATTTGGATCTATTGTAAACCTGTTTAGAGATGTTTTACCGTACAGTGGAAGTGAAAGAGTGGATGGGTCTGGAATGATATCATCATCCAAGGTGGATGCATCGCCGCTGCCGAACCTTAGCGTTGTGATTCTTGGGGATGCCGACTGTTCTCTTACGAATCTATACGGGGCAGGAATTAATTCAAGTTGAGATCTGATTTGCTTGTTGTCTTTATTTACATTTTCGATAACATTAAACACGGTATCGCTTGTTAAGTTATCAACCTCATGATAAATATTGCCATTTAAGTCCTTGACGGACATGATCTCTGTAACATCCTGCCTACTAAGCGTAATTGTACGAAACGGAACGGTTGTATTGGGAATGTTAAATGAAACTGTTTCGGTAAACCCAGAAATACACAGTCCTTCTTTGTGCAAAATTAATGTTGTCACCGTGCCGTCTGCATCTATTTCGCCTACTCTCTGCGTATACAGAGGGGTACCCTTAAGATTCGTTTCAGAAAAATCGAGATCTTCCGTTAACTCAAATGGTATGCCTGTGTCTGCCACGACAATCGTTCCACGTTGTATTACCGGAAGTTGGTGGGAGACTGGAATTGTATCTGTGGACGATTTTTGGGCATCGACTTCTACATAAAATTTTACCATCACATTTGCTGCTGATGGTCCCTCTAATTTTATTCCAGCTGCTCGAGCATGGCGTTCAATATTTTTTTCCTCTATTGCTGTATCAGCAAATAGTTCCCTGTATTGATGATCCATGTAGAATGACATAACGTCGCCAACATACGCTGCAAGATCTATAAACATACCGCCAACTGACGGATCAGAAAAATCTTGAATATTATTGGAAAAATATGTTCGTGCGTAACTTAATAGATCAGCCCTAAATGAATCAAAGTCACGATTTAGATAATACCTTTTCTTTTCTAGTTTTAAGCCTTGTACTTTTTTGTTGCTAGCCATTATTACGCCTCGGTTCTCATAAGAATTTCAATACTGTCATTTTTTATTCCGAGATCATTCACATTGTAAATAATCTTAAGTTTTATCGTTGCACCCTCGGGAAGATTCTCCATAGAACTATCTGTTACCTGTAGCTCTTGTAACGAAATATATGGCATATACTTTCCGACGGCGGTGCTAACCCTTTCAACAACCCTAGAATCAAAATCTCCGCTCTGCATTTCAAAAAGTAGTTCTTGAAGATTTGCGCCGAAATCGTATTGTCCTATTCTTTCGCCATGGTTTGTCATCAATAAGTTCTTTAAATTATCCCTTATTAGATTATTCCTAGAGAGGTGCATATCAAATAATCCGCTTGCGCCTCGACCTGGACGTAGGGGGGTTTTAATACCCATCAGCGGTTGGGGAAGGTTGGTTTTTTCATCCGCTATTTCGGTAGATGCTTTTCCTGTATGTTTAAAAGTAAATTCCATATTGTTTTAACTAATTAGCCGTTTCTGATAATACTATTCCATCTGCAGTGCCTTTAACTTTTATTCCACTCCATGGGCCGACAGTGATTTTTCCACCCTCTTTGGGTATCGTATACGACTTCCCCGTGATATCAACATGGGCATTTACCGTTAAAGACACACTTAATTCTTTTAAGTAATTCTCTATCGCTGCTACAGCATCTTCACCAAATTTTTTGCCGGCAGCGGTGTGAATTTCAGATGCCGCTGATAGATCTTTTGCTCCAGCCGCAGTTGCGGCTGCATCCATCGCAGCCTTAAAAGCATCTTGCAGCTCCGTCTGTAATGTTGCTTTAGACATTTTTTATTCTCCAAAAACGTTGTTTGATCTGGCATCGCTAAGTGTGATGATTGGCATCTGTCCAATTGCTTGAGCCGCGGCTATATTTCCAGGGTCTGGACCCGTATATCCCGGTGTAGCCGTTGTTTTTAAGCCGGTAGAAATCCCGGTAAAAGTTGTATTTAGGTAATTTATTAACTGCGTCATCTGTTTATTATATTCGCTATACTTAACGTATCCGTTTGCTTCTGAATCATTGCGGCCCATTACAATCTTTTCAGCATCGATCTGTATTGTACCATCAGGATGCATAATAATTGCGCTGTACGTCCCACCAGTTACGCCAGGTTTTGTTCCTTCCTTTACGATCTTGATGCTACCATTCTCACGTGCGATTATCCTTATCTCATCGGACTTAAAAACTACATACGGTTTCATATCCACCGGGGCTATCTGTGGTTTTTTTGGATCCAGGGATGGAGTCTTGGTGGGGAACTTTATATCAAAATCTTTATCCGCTGATGATTTGGCAACAATCCTTACCCTGCACTTATCATCTTTAAGACTAATATCTCCGGCAGCTTGAACGCGCTTACCAAGCCTGTTATCTACCTCTTTAAATTTTCTTGTGTTTTCTATTGTGTTCGAGAATATTTTCTTTCCAGCGACAATGTCGACGCATCCAGCTCCACCGTCTTTACAACTATCCGTAAGGTCTAGGCCGTCCTTTCTATCCATGCCGAGAAAAATATGCGTATTATTTGAACCTTGTATAGTAAGATCATTTGGACGTTGGCTTAACTTTTCTGTTGCTTCATTTACCGTGAAAGCAGTGGTTCGTGAGTTGTCCATTATTTGCTCGTATGACTTTACACTTTTTGCTGCTTTCGTATCAGAACTTGGATCATCAGAAACCAATGATGTCGCATTGACATTGTCCGACGATCCATCATCAAAGTTGGGGACCTCGTTATACGGATCTTCATTAGAAGTACCCGCGTTTATAACCCTTCCCCCCTTAACATTACCGACTGACTGCTGGGCAGTAAAGTTTAAATTGTCGGCGGCGGTGTGGGTTGGTCTTCGTGTTATCCAGTATCCCACGGTACCATCGCCGCCGCCAAGACGATCCCTAATAAAAAACACTGTTTCGCCAGCAGAACTAGGTATAGTAATGTGTGAAAATAACGGAAATAATATAACATAATTGCCGGAAGAAGCCTGAGTTATAACCCTGGCTAAAACTGACCCGACCGGAGGGTCGGCTCCTCCCACCTCGGATACCAGATTTAAAACCTTGTTTTTATCCAGCTTTTTAGCCATGTCTGGATCTTTTTTAGCTATCTCGGAAAATAATAACTTTTGTTGATCGCTTGTTAGTCCGTGCTTATTAATCGATTTTGGAGTTGATGAAGATTTTTCAGATGTCCGCTGTTTTTGTGTAAGAATAGATGCATTTACGAGAAGGTTGGTAACAAAATTTTCACCAGTATCGCAAACGTACTCAAGAACAACGGCCTGTTCCAAGAGGGGGGGTAATTGGGCTGAGGCGGTAGAGGCGGCTGAGGAGCCGGCAACATAAACCTCACCATCGACGGCGGCGGTTATGGGATCAGTTACACCCATTACTTTGCTTGCTCTATCCTGCTGAATATTTCGTCTGGATTAATCTGTGTTTCGTTATCATAACTTTTTTGAACAAGCTCTGCCAATTTTAATATCTGCTCATTTGATTTACATAGCCTCTCTAAGTATTTCGAGGCTTGGGCTCCATAAACCGCATGGTTCGCTGGATTTAACTTTATCTCTTCGAACACACTATCGAATAACTGGTTTGCGTGGGCCCTATCATGATGAGCATTCTCGTATACCTCCAACCACATGGACCCGAGTTTACTATCGGATTCACCGATTTCATTTAAAAGATCAGAAAACCTTTTTAGTTTTTTTTCGATTTTATCCAGCTTTTTAATTTTACCCTCAAGGTTCTTCATTTTTTCTCCAGTAAATCTAGGTGTCGAAAAACTCTGTATTTTTTCTTAATTGACGACATTGCGATTGTCAATTGTTTGGGGTTTAGACCACTTATTTCTCGTATGTACAAGTAAACAGCCCTTTTATTAAGTAGGTCAATTTGATCTATATTATCGTAAATATAAATAATGGATGTTATACACAACTCTTCGTTCTTATTTGTACATTCTTCGCGGATTTTTTCAAATAACGCTCTTAAGGCACGTTTATTTACCTGGTCTATTAGTACTTTATCCTGGGCGGGGATAACCTGGTACAGCTCTATATTTGCTCGTTGTCCCGCAGTAAGGTTTGGACTATCTATACTTACATCCCTTCTTAACTTTTTTGCGACAATTTTAGAATTATTAATTAACCAATTTTTTGCTACAACATTAAAATATGAAAAAGCTTTGGTACCCATTGACCCATTGTATTTATGGATTTTTTCGTATAAAAATGTAACACAATCGCTCTTTAAGGTTTCGAAATTTCTATCCTGCCCTTGAAACTTATGTATAAAAATTAAATTCTCAACTAGTTTATCAAACGCAGGCAGTATTTCTTTTACGTATAATCTTTCTCGCTCCGATCGTTCCTCTTCTGTCTGGAACTTTATTATCGCCTGTTGTGTATCATCATTAAAATATAAATTTTTTTTACTAGGTTTTCGAGGCATTCATTACTCTTCTTTGTCAGGCAGTGGGGCGGTGGTGTTGGATACATTATTCGCGACATATAAAACGGCATTCCTTGCCGCAGATATATTTTGTAGTACGCTTCTAATTTCTGGACTATCATGTAATAGTGGCGTGTTCAATACATCACCTATCTGTGAATAACAATCATCTAACATATCACAGGATTCCTGCATGTTATCTTCAATCATTGCTAACATTTTTAAAACCCTGACATTGATCAATAAACTGCAACACAGCAGAACAAGCAACACAATAGAAATTACTATCCACATCAAAAATAAGACTCCAACAAAACGTTTATATCTTTTTCCACCGATGAAAAGCTATGAGTTAAGGATAGCCGATCTGATAAACCCTTAGCCCATTTCTCTGGAAGCGCTGGTTGCTGTCTGAATTTTATCATCCGTTTCTTTGCGTGGTTTTCTCGAACCTCAGCCCAACTAGATCCGGGCATAAATATTCGATTATCTACTCTTGATTCGTGTATAGGTTTAACATCACATTGAACTTCTAAAAACCTATCAGGATGTAGATATTCTGGAGGGGCACTATAATCTGTAACTATAGATGGAAGACCCACGACAGATGCTTCGAGTATTGGAAGACCAAAACTCTCTCCCCGTGTTAAATTTAGTAAGCATCTAACCTTTTCTGACCTATACAATGCGTTTATATCGCCTGGTGAAAAATCACCGTGTAATAAATAAATGCGGGGATATTTACCACTTCTAACTTCACCGACCACCTGTTTTAACTTATTACGTGTTAACTGTAGATCTGTATGTGTATTTTTTCCACTATTTGTTTTTAAAATTAGGCCGACTTCCGGGTCGTTTTTAAAACATTCACAAAACCACTTAATTGTGTTGAAAGTATTTTTTCTATCATCTTGATTGTTTGTTCCCGTAATTTGACCAAACATTAAAAAATTAAAATTGGTGGTAACACTTGATAGAAATGTATCATCAAAACTTGTATTTAACAGCTCGTCAAAATAAGCTTCTCTTAGCACAGTAATGGGAGTAGAGGTGCGTCCAGTATTCGCAATAGTTTTTACATTATGATCACACGGAACAACGACACCATCCATCTTATTAATACACTCGATCCATTTAGGATTACATTTATCAGTTTCGACAAGCGCAGTAATACCGATGTTTTTATGTGCAAGGTTTGGATCCCATTCATCCGGGAGTTGGAGCTGTATACTAACGTCACATTTCTCTTTGGCTGGAACACAGCGATTTAAAATTTTACCGATAAGACCGTCATGTTTTTCTGGGTTTATAATCCATGGAGTTATTCCCCATGGAACTGCATGGATATATAATTCGATATCCGTTCTATTTAGAAGAGTTCTAGCGAATTGTCGTGAATGTACGCCGTAACCAGACTGTGTTAGCACTGGTGCCCTTAAAATAACTCGTTTCATATCTCTATAACCCTCTTAAAATCATATCGTTGTCTCCAGTTCGTTATAGTATCCATTAAGGTCTTATGCCAGATATCCACAGTAGACTCTAGGTTAAATTCACTTATCACATACCTACGCGCCTTTTCACCGATTTGATTTCGTACCTCAGGACCGAATTCATACATTTTCATAAATGCATTAGCAACATTTTTATTGGAAACATGATCTTCGTAAATATACGGTACCATTTGGGATCCGACTAAGGTTCTTACGTCTGGATCTAATGCAACACCATTTTCACTGTTATCCCTGTGGTCAACTACTTGGCGTGTTAACCCACCTGTTTTTTGAGCTATTATTGGTTTTCCTACCTGCATTGCTTCGAGCGTCGATAGTCCAAACCCTTCTGCACAAGCAACGTTTATACAAAAATCAGATATGTTATATAGAACGTTTATATCATGAAATTCTAAACGATTCGTGGAAAAAAACACGTTATTTCTTAGATTAAAATTATCAACAACGGAAAATAAATTTGGTCCCTCATTGTCAGTAGGATCGGTGTGAAGCAATAAAATAGCATTACGATGATTATATTTTTTTTCCAGTTCGTCTAAAAATAGGGACCATGCTGCTAAGACGTCCCCAGGTTTCTTTCTTCTAGCGTTTCTGTTAATCCAAATTCCTACAAAGTCTTTTATCCTATCACGCCCCAAAATCTTAGCCTTGTGTTCACGTATTTCAGATTTTGGAAGAGGATAAAATAACTGATTGGGAAGGGCGTGGGGAGCAAAGTTTACTTTATCCGGAAACCTTTTGTGTAGCATGGAATAGGTCTTATATGAATGACAGTTTATAAGATCTGTTCCTTGATATATGACGGAATTAAAAGCTGGATACGGATCATTATCCCAAACATGCCAATACACAATAGGGCATATTTGATGAATTTCATCTTCCATTTCCCACATATACATAAAAAATCTTGGATCTGTAAATAAAAATAGAGCATCCGGTTTCTCGGTCGCTAATGCCAGACGAAGCATGTCTGGATTTCCAAAACCGTCTATAGGCTTAACTATAAAATCATCAGTAACCTTTATAACGTCATAATTTGTATGCTTTAGAGCGGCACCAAAAATACGAAATGAATACTGTCCCGTTTCCAACAAACCGTTAATAAGATATCTTGCCTGAATTCCAACACCAGATGTTGATAATGGATGGTCGCAAAACATTAATATTTTTTTCTTTTTCATAAACAACCCAAGTTTTTAAGATTTTAACCCGATAGGAGGGGATTCGTTAAATGCAGTGTTTATCTTTAAAGGCGCAATATTTGCAACTGTTTTTATTCTTTATAAAAACACCCTTTCTAACAGATGTTAACATGTTTCTTATATTCTTGTCTGCTTTCTCTAAGGTTTTTGATCCAACAGAAACTGATATGAGCTCGCATCGAGTATTTTGTTTGCCTGTTCTTTTTAACAAAACAAAACCGCATCGAACATCTTTTAATGCTATATTGTGTTTTTGCGCCCAGTATTTCTTATAAAGTATTAGTTGCATTCTTATACGAAAGTCTTCTTTTTTCTGCCTTCTCCAACCCCAACTGGTTGTCTTCCAGTCAAGCAACCAATATATCGTTTTATTTCCTCGTTTTATTTTAATAATCGCATCTATAAACCCCTTAAATTTTTGTGTATCGTGATCTATGTTTTCATACAACATTTCTTCTGCCTCAACGCATTCCCAGCCTTGAAATGTTTCGTCTAACCATGCAGGTACTTCAACCAACATACTTCTACATGTATTTTTCCACGATTCTAAATCTTTAAAGTTATACTTTTGCCAGGCGGTGGTGAGCATATCAATACAGATATCTTCATCCATCTTTCTAGTTTTAATATATCTTTCGCAAGCAGCATGAACTGCTTTTCCCGACTCAGTATATACGCTATTCTCAAATGTATCTATACCTTCAACATATTGTAGTTTATATCTCCAACTACATTCATGCCAATTTGAAAATTCTGAAAATGATATATGGGGTTTATTTGATGGAAATGGTTTATCTAAAGATTCTGTCATTATTATACTTCCTTAGATAATCTTAACAAGTGTTTATTAATATTTACATAATAATTTGTTACTAAGAATCGATTGACTCTATTTTGTCCCTCATGGAATTATAAATACTTCTTTTTAGCGATGTTGTTGAATAGTCGTGATTTCTTACATGATAATAAACTGGCTTTTTTAATTCGATTCCAGTGTAGTGTTTACCCCTATAATCTGTTCCTAGAATCCTTATGTCATAATCTAATGTTGATAATAGTTTAAACAATTCTTTTTCAGTGCTATATTCTACTATATCATCGATATATCTTATAGACTGTAGTATTTCTCGACGATCGTTAAACGATTGCACAGGTTTACATTTTTCTGGTCTATCTATTGTGGGATCATCCTGAAGGGCTACTATTAAATGGTTGCAGGCATTTTCTTTTGCATCACGAAACATCCTAGTATACCCAGGGTGAATTACGTCGAATGATCCGCATATAACACCTCTTATGATTTTCATTACTATACGACCTCGGTCGATACAGCTCTACCCACCTGCTTTTCCCAATCTCTGCACTGCTTTTGTCTAACCTCAAGATTTTTATCCCACACGGCCTGTAAAACAGTCGATAATACGCCATATTTCTTGGCTAAAAACATTAATGCATTTAAATCTTTTGGAAAACAATGGCCACCGAAACCATAATTTCCGTCGGGTCCAGGAACGGCCCAATGGGTTTCACCTAAACGGTGATCGTGTTTTGCATACTCTATTACTTTATCATAATCTACATTTAGTCCGTGCTTATTAAGTTCAAAACATGTTTGATACATTTCATTCGCAAACGATACTTTCGTTGCAAGAAAACAATTCGTAACATATTTTACCATTTCTGCAGTCGTAGAACTTGTTTTTATTAATTGCACTTTTGGAAAAGCTGTCTGAAAAATCATTTTTACAGTATTTATCCACGGACGGGGACCCCCTAAAATAATCCTATTTTGATTTCTCATATCTTCTAAAGCATTGGCTTCTGTTAAAAATTCTGGATTAAATACGATATGTAAATTTTTGTCGTTATATTTCCTATTCCATCTTTCTACACTACCTGGAGGTACCGTAGATTTTACGACTGCGATCCTTTGGGTCGTTTCGGTATCGCTGCTTGCTGTGGCCAAAACATCTAAAACAGATTCCACTATTCTAAGATCCGCTGCTCCAGATGGAAACATCGGTGTGGGTAAACAAACAAAATACACACCAGAAAAATCGGCTTTTGATTCGCACCTATGAATAAATGTTGTGGGAGATGTTTTTACTGTCTCATAATCGCTACTGGACAATAAATCTGTACCACCTTTTGCTACCTTACCCATGATATCAAAAGAATACACATTAAAACCCCGTTCCGAAAAAACAGTCGTTAAACTACCCCCCACAAATCCTTGACCAAAAACAGCAAAGTTTTTCATTTTTTACTCTCCACTTCCAGCTTTAAATCATGCTCATACATCATTATTGCAAGTTCTCTTAACGATGTCTTGGGTTTCCATCCAAGCTCATTATTTGCTTTAGACGCATTTCCCAAAAGATAGGGAACTTCGTGGGGTCTAAAATACCTTGAATCAATGGCAACGTATTCATCGATATTAAGATTAGCATGCTCGAATACAATCTCTAAAAATTCTTTAACGGAATAACTTTTACCAGTTGCAATAACATAATCGTCGGGTTTATCTTGTTGTAACATCGACCACATTGCTACTACGTAATCGCCCGTAAAGCCCCAATCTCTCTTTGCATCTAAATTTCCAAGGTAAAGCTTATCTTGCAATCCTAGTTTTATTCTGGCGGCTGCCCTGGTAATCTTTCTAGTAACGAATGTTTCTCCCCTTCTTGGGGATTCATGGTTAAATAAGATTCCGGAGCAGGCAAACATTTTATAACCAACCCTATAGTTCCTAATAATATTATGAGAAAATACTTTTGCGCATGCGTAGGGTGATGCCGGCATAAAAGTTGACGTTTCATCAAATGGTGGCTGGGGATTATCACCGAACATCTCTGATGATGAAGCTTGATAGAATCTACAATTCGGAACAACCGATCTACATGCTTCTAGCAGTCTTAACGTTCCCATAGCAGTAATGTTAACAGTCTCTTCCGGGACAAAAAATGAAGCCTTTACATGAGACTGGGCTGCTAAATTGTATATTTCGTCTGGTTTAAATTTCGTTAGCGTATTATACATAGATCCGACATCGATCATATTTCCGTACACTAAAATAAAATTATCGTTATCTAAAAGGTGGTCTATTCTGTCTGTGGCGATAAGAGATGTTCTTCGTTTAATACCAACAACCCTATATCCCTTACTAAGAAGGAGTTCGGCTAGATATGATCCATCCTGACCAGTTACTCCTGTTATAATAGCGGTTTTTGTATATGGCATACCATAATACTATCATCGAATTTTAAAATTTATATATTTTTACAACGAAAAATTACGCACCCCTAATATTCGGATAAGTTTTTTTAAACCACTCGCAAGTTTCCCTTAGTCCTGTGTGTAGCGACGTATATTCCTCTGGATCCCATCCAGTATTTAACAATTCGTTGTTTGATGAAGGTTTTCGAAACTGCCCAGACGGACAAGACGTATCCCATACTACTTCCCCGTTAAATTCTAAGCACTCACAAATTATTGTTGCAACTTCCCTGATCGAAACTTCGGTCGTACTTCCTATGTTTATCGGCGGCGGTTTGTCATATCTTTCCATTAAAAACGCTAAAATTCTTGCTATATCCTTCGAATATGTAAACTCTCGAAGCGGGGTACCGTCGCCCCATAACTTTACGACCGTATTTTTAACTTTCGCTTCCCAGACTTTACGAATTATTGCCGGAATTACATGACTATCCTCTAGGTCAAAGTTATCATTTTGTCCATAAAGATTGTTTGGTATCGCCGTTATAAAATTACAACCGTATTGATCTCTATACGCCCTAGATTGCACATCTAACATTCTTTTTGCATAAGCGTATGCAAAATTTGAAGCATGAGGTCTTCCGTCATGAATATTTTTTTCGACTAAAGGATATGAAGTATTATTAGGAAATACGCACGTTGATAGTAGCGATATAACTTTTTTTACATTGGTATTTTTGGCACATTCAAGGACGTTTGTATTCATCGTTATATTGTCATAAAAAAAATCGGCAAGGTAACTGCTATTTGCTTTGACACCGCCCACTCTTCCAGCAAGGTGAATTATATAAGTTTCTATTAACTCGCTACATTGTTTTTGATCGCGAAGATCGCAGTCTTTAGAGGATAAAAAAAGAGCTGACGGTAAAACATCCTGTAGCGCCGTTCCGACCATACCTGTTCCACCAGTTACCAAGATCTCTGTATTAATACTCAATATAGTCTCCTGTTTTATCTATAGTTGTTTTATGATATTGAAAATTTTAACTGTAGCAAAACCGTCACCGTATGGACATGTCTCGCTATCGTCTACAGTATAATCGTTTATGATGTCGGCCACCATGGCCTCAAGGTGCATTGGGAATAAACATAGCCTAGAAAATAGACCCAGGCTGGCTGTTCTTTCGGTCGTTTTTCTACACACTATACTTTTCTTTCTTAAAAAACAAGATTCTTCCTGAATTCCACCGCTGTCGGTGATCATAAATTTACAACTTGCTAACATGGAAATAAATTTATCGTGTTGAACTGGTTCTATAACTTTTACTTTACTTAGCAGGCTTAAATTTTTTTTAACGTTAGGATTTGGATGTGAAATAAAACAAAAGCTTGTTGATCTATGCTTGTTAGCAATATTTTCGAACTGTTCAAACCACTGATTCATAATTTCGTGATTTTCTCTTCTGTGCATCGTAATATAAACGTTATTAGTATAATCTATCTTTGTACCCCTTAAATTATCTAAAACAGTATTTCCAACAATATGAATGTCTCCGCTAACACGTTCTTGTCTTAAATTATTTGCATCGTCCTTTGTTGGACATAGATGGATTGATGCTAGGGCTGATATCGATTGTCTGTTAAATTCCTCAGGGTACGGATCATAGTGATTCCATGTCCTCAAACCAGCCTCTAAGTGTATTACTGGAATTTTTCTATGAAATGCTGCAAGGGCCATGGAGAAAGCAGAGGTGGTGTCGCCTTGTATCATTACATGTTTTATATTGTTAAAAATATGGTCGTTATTCATGGTAGATTGTACAATGGAATCTAGTCTGTTCTTACCGGCAGTTATATCAAGCCTCATGTCGATAATCTCAAAAGCTGAGGAAGGTAATAAATCTAGGTGCTGACCTGTGAACAATATTCTAAGCGGATAACTATTGTTTCTACAAACATCAATTACGGGTTTTAATTTAATGTATTCTGGTCTTGTACCGAAACTTATTAACAGCATTTTATTCCCTAAACCACCTTGAATACGGAACGTCGTTAGCTATCATAAATGATGCTTTAAAATCTTGTCTCCAATTATCGTTTAAAGCACTGTGGCGGCGGCGACGAGGGGGTAAATAAATGTTAATATTTTTATCATAACAATGACGTAGTATATCTACAACACACTGACTATCCATGTCCTTTTTTAACTTTGCTTGCCACAACTCATTCTTTTTAACTTGATAGTTTCCTTCTAAGTACTCGCTTAAACACTCTACGGTGGCATCATCGCACAACTCAGTAAATTCATACATCGAAGTAGATTCCGGATTATATCGTACTGTTTTTGTCACCAAAATATCACCGGTATCAATTTCTTCATCAAGCATAAACAGCGAAACACCCCATTCACCGTTATTTAACATTCTACCCCACACGAGGGAAGCAGCACCTTGGACAAACGGTAAAATCGCTCCATGGTTTCCAATGACTTTATTATTTTGTAAAAATTCAACAGGTACAATACGGGAATCGCCCATTTCAAACACGATGTCTACGTCTCTATTTACTATGGAATCCCAGTCGTTATCGTTTATGTATGCTATGTTATGTCTATAACAAAATTCAGATATATCCCATGCATTTACTTTATTTTTTAGACTAGAGGGCGGTAACCCAAAAACATAATCTATATCAAACTGATGATTTTGTAGTAATGAAATACATTTATAAGTTAACCTAGTATTTCCTATTATTCCCGCTCTCATTTAAAACCCAATATTTTATCAGCAAATCTCTTTGCAATCTCGACATAACCCTCATTATCGAAATGCACACCGTCGATTAAATACTTTTGCATTTCAGATAATTCGCACACTTCAAACCCATATTTCTTTGACATTTCCCTAATTTTTGAAGAATATATCTCTGTAAACTGCCTGTTTTGAGAATAGAAAGGGGAAAATTCTAACTCTGGTAGAGTTCCCACTATAAGTTTCATACCACGCGCCTTAATAGACATTATCAACTGCCGTAAATTGTCTTCGTATATCTCTACTGGTGTTGGGGCTTTTGTATCGTTGGTACCTATTAATAATAACGCTATCTTACAACCATTATTCGATCTTAATATATTCCAAGATCGCCTTAGAATATCGGCGCTAGTTTCTCCATTAATACCGTAATTGTGACAAATATAAAACTCTCCTGTTTTTTCCGTCAATATCTTACCAAGCTCAACAGGATATGATCTTCCAAACCTATCTCTGGCTCCGTATGTTAATGAATCTCCTAGGCATAAAATTTCATTCCAAATCATTATAATTTACTCCTAAAAAAATCTTCTGAGTTAATTGCTTTATCACAAACAAATAAATCGTAATGTGGTTTTTCCATACGAAGATCGTGATATAATGCACCCCATCGTTTTAGTTGACTCCTTGTTAGTTCGAGCCAATCCTTTCCAGTAACAGATCCACGGGCTGTCCAGTAAATAATCGTATTTCCATCGTTATAAAGATTATTCACCCTAGATATTCTGTCAACATGTGGCAATGCCTTATTGTAATCTCTTTCATCCTCGTACCAACATATTGTTTCATCAATATCGAATATGAATATCACTTAATTAACCCCTTAGACTCTTCTTCTTAGCAAGTTCGCCCCCCAGGACCTCTCTGGGCCCCGCTGATCCCATTGCTTGATCTATATTCCTAATACCCCTTACAAGCTTATGCAGACCCGCTGGCTCCACGGAAGCACTTTGATCCGAGCCCCACATTCTTCTATCCAACGTTATATGTCGCTCTATCCACGTAACGCCCATTGCTGCCGTTGCGAAGGTCGTGGCCAGGCCGTATTCATGACCACTATACCCTACTTCTACATCGTACTTGTCGTTAAGGTGATGAATATAATTTAAGTTCAACTCAGATACTGGACATGGGTAGGTAGAATTAGTATGAAATACCACATCTGGGCGAGACGCTTTTATGCATCGCTCTACTTCTTGCTCGGTGCTCATTCCCGTAGATATCAATAGAACATCCGACTCTTCTCTTGCTTTAACACATAAATCGATATCGGTTATCTTTGCAGACGCTATCTTCATAATAACTTTTCCATCCTGCTGTGGAAACTGCTTTAAAAAATCTACAGAGTCTAAATCCCAAGCACTCGCAAACCAACCAATTCCCTTTAACTCACAATATCGATTAATTTCATTGTATTCATGAAACCCAAACTCAGTGCGATGCTTGTAGTCGATATAAGACATTTCTCCCCATGGAGTCTGTCTTATTTTTAACTTTTGGTCCTCTGGTACACACACATCAGGATTTCTCTTTTGAAACTTTACAAAGTCGCAGCCTGCAGATTTAGCTACATCTATCAATTGTTTTGCTAAATTAATGTCACCGTTGTGATTAATCCCTATTTCTGCTATGATACTAATCATTGTTGCTCCCTAAAATCTTATCTGGTGCTGGAATAGTCTCTACTAACCAGCTTCTATTCCATATAGAACCAAAAGTTCGGAAATCTCTAATCTTATCTTTATTTTTATCTCTAAATTCGTCTACTGCTTTTGAGACACCGATGTTATCAAAAAAATTCTGGTAATAGGCGTTTCCGGCGATGATTCCCCCTGGTCGCAGTTTTGGAAAGAAGTTCTCTAAATCTTTTTTTGTTGCCTCATATGAATAGTCTGCATCGATATAAATGTAATCAAACATTTCGTCTTTAAACGTTGCGTGGGCTGCAGAAGATGAACTACGAATTATTTCCACATTATGGAGGGCAGCGAACGTTGACTGGACATTTTTAAAAATTGTGTCCCAAGGAACATTGATACCGGGAGGATCTATACCATCATGGCCCCATGTATCAAGTAAAACTAGTTTTTTTGGTCGTAAAATTCCATTAATAAGGAATGCATGCTCTCCCATCCAAACGCCGATTTCTAAAGCATTTACGTGCGTACCGATAATTTGTTGAACATGCCACAGTGACGAGATTCTTTCTTTATGGTAATACCAGAGCTGCTGCAAATCTTTAACTGAGAAATTTCTATCTTTAAACGATGTTCCCAGTTCACTAATTAAGGCTTTGGGAAGTTTAGCTATAATCATACGCATATTTTAATATAACATCGCAAATAGTATCGATGTTTTTATTTGTTAGTCCTGGATGACAGGGAAGATACATGCCCTGGTTATGAACAAGCTCTGCGTTTGGTAAAGATATATCCGGCATATTATCATACCACAGCGGATGTTTATTAACCGCTCCGCATATTAGGGGTCTACACTCTATATCTAACTTTATCATTTCAGAAGCCATTAAATCCCTATTCTTGTCAATAATTCCCAGTGCCAAGGGAGAGGGGGCGCACATATTGTTAAACTGTAACCATACTTTTCCGTCAAGTTTTTTATGGTACCTTTCCAAGCTATGTCTACGACCCTTAATATATCCATCAATTAAATCCATCTGTTGGATACCAATAAATGCATTGATATCAGTCGATCTTAAATTAAACCCAGGCTTTAAAAAGAAAAACTGAGAATTAAACTCTGTTAAGTTATACTTTTTACGGTAGTAACTTTGTCTCTTTTTTGAAAGATCTCTAATCCATCCATGCGAACGCATCATTAATAAGTTTTCTAACATTTCCTCGTTATTGGTGCTTATCATTCCGCCTTCCACTGTCGATATATGATGACCGTAATAATACGAAAAGCTAGACATCACACCAAATGTACCAAGTTTTCTTCCGTTGTATGTTGCTCCGTGCGCCTCGCAGCAATCTTCGAGTAGCGTTATATCATGTTTTTTGCACAACGATGTTATTGCGTTCATATGGTTTGCAAACCCAAGAACATGTACAAGTATAATCGATGCAGGATCATGATCATGGATTATTTTTTCTAGATGGTCTATAGATAAACCAAGATTATCCGGATCGCAATCGCAGATTATTGGCTCATATCCCATTTGCATAAACGGAGCTACTGTGGTTGGCCAAGAAACAGAGGGTACAACTATCTTCTTATTTCTTAGTCTAGAAGATTCAAGAAGGGCTGCGGCCATTAAAAGATTCGCGCTGGATCCTGAATTAACAAAAACCGAGTTTTTAATTCCCAACCATGAAGACCACTTGTTTTCAAACTCGATCGTTAGATTACCCTTCGTAAACTTAGGGTCAGTTAAAATCCATTTAGCTAAACTTTGTATATTCTCTTTCGTTATAGAATCGTTAATTAACTTTATCATATTTGTGTTTAATAATCCTGATCCCTATATCACGATACGGTTTTAATAATAAAATCCTCTAGTTTCTTTACCGACCGCTCTATGTCTTCTTCTTCGGTATTAATAACTAAATCTGGAAATGCTGGAACTTCATACGGATCTGATACGCCAGTAAAATTATACACCTTATCAGGATGATCATCAGGAAGTTGGGCACGTCTATATAGACCTTTGGTGTCGCGTTTCTTTAATGTCTTTAAGTCACATTCAATGTAGACTGTTCTTACCCTATCTGATATTAATGAAATTTCTTGACGTATATTTTCGTAGGGATTAATTGCAGCTATTATAGAAATTACATTATTTCTGGCTAAAACCTTACTGACAAATCCCAACCGGCGGATATTTGTGTTTCTATCTTTCTTGGAGAAACCTAGGTCACTACACAGTCCTGTCCTGTATTCATCGCCGTCTATTACTTCAACGCAATAACCCTTACGTATTAAGCTTGAGGCAACCGACGAGGCCAAAGTCGACTTTCCTGATCCGCTCATTCCTGTCATCTGTATAAAAACACCTGTGGATTTTCCCCACTCTAACTTTTGCCACATTCTTTCGTGCACAAAAAACATTCCCACTTGAATTGAGTGATATGCAAGTGTCACATAAGTGACCGACTTGATATCTTTGGTTACGATATACGTGACCGTCATTAAAAGAACTATGGCAAATAAGCGCCATGTAATAGCTTTTAATACGCTACGTTTTTTTGTATCTATCATGTTTAATTTTCACAAATATCTTTAGTTAAGTAAATTTATCACTTTATAGAGCTTTGTGTTTATAAAAATTCACTATTGTATCGCACACAAAACCTTGTTGCTCTGCTGTGAGCATGTATGAGGAAGGTAACGATAGTAAGCGATCATAAATTTGTTTAGATTTGTTAAATTCATCACGTATAGGTAGATCATATGTTTGATAACAGGGTTGCATATGTAGGGGATAAAAAGCTCGTCTACTTTGTATTTTGTGGGAATCCAAGAACGATTTAAGCTCATCTTGAAAGTCGGTTAAAATTGATGTAAACCAAAATACGTGATCCGTATTCGGACTTGAACCTAACAACTTAAGTCCTACCAGGTGAGATAGCCTTTCATAATATGTTCTCCTTATACTGTCCTTTCGAATGATAATCCTATTAAGTTTTTGTAACTGGGCTATACCAATTGCTGCCTGCATCTCAGTGAAGCTAAAATTAAATCCCACTGATTCATGAATAAACATACCTTTCTTTTCTCTACCGTGATTTTTTAGCTTATAACACTCTTTTGCAAGATAATCAGAATCAGTAAGGA